TTTTACTTGCTGATATGCGAAGATGGTTTCATCGAGTTGCGATGCATCAATACCAACAAGAGCAGTACCGCTAAAATATGCTTCTGCAGCAGTAACGATACCACTATTTCCACCAAGTACAAGGTCTCTAATTAGACCAGAGAGAATAAAATTGACATCTCTACGGCACTTTCTTTGATGAATATCCGAAAGATTTAGAGTTGGATAAGTTGCTTCTGTATCGATAAGTGCTTGATCTGCAATTAGATCTCTGTTTCTTGCAATCAAGTATGCGGCATCTAGGTATCTACCAGATGCATTATTTGCAATAACATCAACCCAGAGGTATGATAATGTATCGATAGCGGATCTTACGTCATCACAAGCTGGTGTTCCAGCAGTTGCAGTGATAACACTATCGTCAAAGTATCTTGTTATAGATGAATACTGTGGAGTATAAACTGGATCACTTTGAGTTCTGTTTCCAGTTCTCCAGTTACACATTGCATAAGTTGCTAGCTCTCTAGCATACTCTATAGCACGTACAGTCTGGATAATTTCGTTCTCTACATAGTCAATCTTAGCGCCTACAATGTACTTCTGCGCTGCCTCAATGATATTATGGTTAGAACCAAACTCAAGGTCTCTTACAAGGGCATTTAGGAAATGTACAATATCTTGCTTACACTGAGTATCGCTTACTGGAATATTGAAACTTGGATATACTTTCTGTCCATTATCACATTCAACGAGGATACCAGCAAGTTTTACGATGTCATCTTCTGCTAAACCAGGAATAGAAACATCAGTTGTAATCGTCGCAATACCAGTTACAGCAGTGTCATAAGTAAATCCAGTAATGTTATAGTCAACACCACCAAACGTTACAGTTCCTCCACTAATATAAGTGTGCTCAAATCTAGATGTTCCGAGGTAAATTTGGAAGTCTAGACCAGAAATGTTATATACTGAAAAATATTCTTTCTTGAATTCGCTGTTAATACGACCAACTACTTCGTCTGCAATAAAGTCTCTATTGTTTCTGATGTAGATGCAAGCATCCTGATATCTTCTATCGACAGGAGTTGCTAGTGGGAAGGTGTTTGGTGAGTTGAGTAGTGATAGGGTAACACTCTTAGAGTATGTGCTAACAGTTGCAAATTGTCCTGGATCAAAGTTTGCATCGTTGATTGCAGGAGCTTTCTTTGGAATTACAAATCTTCTTGCACGACCATCAGCATCTTCGAGAACCTTGTAAATCCTTTGTTTGCCGTTCAGGAATGAAAGATCTGGTGATCCAGTTGGAAGACCTTGAATTAGAATTTCCTGACCCTCTTTGAAATTGTGGGTATTTGATCTACCAACTAGTTCGTTAGTGTAGAATACAATACCACCAAGATCTTCCGAGTTACCAAACTGATCGCTCTGGAAACCATCAGTAAATCCACCTTGTTGTGAGAAGTCAATTCTCTGAATCGGTAGAGTATTTGTAATATCTTCATCAACAAATACAACTTCACCTTCTGCTCTAATTGACTTCAGTGATGTTGAGTCAAATGTGAAACTCGTTATAGATGCGTTGAAGATCTGAATCGTTTCTGATTGTGTTGTATTCCACTCTGGAGAATTGAGAATGGGAACAACCAGGACATCCCAATATCCTGGATTTGTATCATCAATATCAGCAACTTCATAATATCCAGCGGTGAAGCTGCTATCATCTGTATCATCTAGGTAGATATAAGTACCACCAGCAATAATTCCAGACGGATCTGTGGTTGTTCTGAATTTATTTTGTCCAGATGTTTCGGTAATTGTCAGAGCAATAGAAGATCCTTGAGTTGCCGAAGTAATGTATCTGAATTGCTCACCTTCAACAAATGAACCACTAGTTAGTCTGACATCAACTGTTCCGCTAACATATGCACTGGCGCCAATTGTTGTTGCATAATTTACTCCAATAACTCGTGCTCTTGCACCAGTATTGACACCGATAACTTCAACGCCAGTTTGGAGAGCACTTAAACCAGTGTTCTGTTGATATCCTACACGGAACTGATCTGGTCCAAAGATTTGATGTCCAATTGGAAACTCTGTTCCAAAATCTCCATTTACATCATAATCGACGATAATGCGTTGCTTATCGTCGAAGACCATAGCAAAGTCCCAAGTAGCAACTGGGTCTCCATTTGAGTCAATCTGGTCTCTATAAGTAACGCCAGTAACGTAATTCTTATCACCAAATTTGAAAATGTGTTTTCCTGGGTTTCTTGGTCTGATAATTACAAGACGCAGGTTATCACCAACAACAGAAGCATCTGGTGGTAGTGAAATTGGGTTATCTTCTAGATAATCACCACCAGAGACGATAAGTGTCTCTTTGACACCAGGAGTTGCCCAAGCAAGTTGTGCCGCCTTTTTGATTGTTCTAACAGGAGCAACAGCAGAACGACCATCGTTTAGGTCAGAACCAATCTGCTCAGAAACATAGATACGACCACCAACATCATTCGTTGCTAGGTTAAGGACGTATTCTGTTGTAGCAATCTTATCTGATCTATCGCCAAGTAAAGGAGTGATGGAACGTGGGAATAATCCTGCCTCCCCAGTCGTTCCAAATCCAAAGGCACTTTGATCAACTACACGGAAACCAATATGCTTGAAATCTACCTCTCCATTTCTAACAATACCATCAGTATGTGTTGGAGCTAATGGTCCAGTTTCTCCGCCATTTAGTGCCTGATATACATTAGCACCAAAATATCTATATGCATTTTTCTGAACAATAACACTGCTAGCCCAAGGAGTGCCAGTATTGTTCGCATAAGTTTTTAGACTCGGACCTCTGAGATTTAGATCGGGAGTAACAAAATTATCAATATCGAGGTTGAGAATTCTCGCGGTGTCTGAAATGATCGAAGTTGAAGTTCTAATAGCACCGTTGATATCAAGCTCAAAATCAACAGTGTCTAAGAATGCTTCTGCTGCTGCACCAGCACCATTACCACCGCTAATAACTACGTTAGGAGTAGTTGTGTATCCATTACCAGGATTATTGATAGCAATATTGACTACTTGACCGTTAAAGATAAACGCAGAAGCAAGTGCTTGAGTTCCTCCTGGAGTTGATGGGGGATCAATAGTTACAGTTGGCTGTAAGGTATAACCAGTACCACCATTCGTGATAGAAATATTATTAACTCTTTGACCAGTTCTGTTGATACCAACGCGGGGAAGACCCGTGCTAGTATCTAACTGGGTTCTCATAATCTCGCGTTCGAGAGATCCAACCCCACCTCTAATAGTAAGTTCGTTATCACCGATGAGTTGTGGTTTTGAACCCTTAATAAACTCTTTATCGGAATTGATATTAAAACTCATGGTGCTTACTAGCTCCCGCCCTTATTATCCTCAGTTATATTTAGCATCAAGCCCACTCGATACTAATAACTTGAGTAGATACAACCCATTTAATATCATTAGTAGTACCAGCTCTGGTGGTTGCATAACTAAATCTGTTTGCCGACCCGAGAGGATCAATAATCCAAGATTGACCAGATGGAATATCATCTTTAATAACGGTTCTCATACTAGAAAGAACAGTAGTATTACCAACTGCATCACATGATAATGCTGTCTCTAATTTTGCCGAATAAACAGATCCTTGAGGATTTACGGCAATAATATGTCCAGTAATAAAATTGAGTGTATTATTGTCAATTACGATTTGAGTACCAACATTATCTAATTCAAGAACAGAAGTATTCAAACCTCTAAGTATATAATTTGATACTTTACTATCTTGAAACGTAGAATTTTTTAGTTCTAAACTATTGAGATCTTTAGCATTTCTTAGTTCATCGACAATAACTGTTTTATCGATAGAAAATCCACCAGTAGAATCAAACTTTTCTTTTGTAGTTGCCATTTTTATTTCTTGGTAATGTTTGATACAACAGTAATATTAACTGCCTCAGTTGGATTTACTGCAGACCCTAATGCAATATTTATTCTTACGTCACCTGCTCCAGTAACTTCAAATGTTGGGACAATTAACTGCGTTCCAGTTCTGATATTTCCATACTCTGTGTGGAATACATCTGTCCCATCATCTAAAATACCAAATTCGATGAACTCTTTGTCACCTGAGGTTGGATTTTCTGCAACAATAGTAGTTTTTGCGCCAGCATTTGATGCTACTGCATAGATTACAGAGCTTCCATTATCAGAAGTTCCTTTGACGAGTGTTAGTTTTTCGGTGAGAATCTTGACATCTGCAAGTTCAAACTCTTTCAAATCTCCATCAAAAACCTTTACGCCATTATAAACACCAGTGCCAAATCCAATGTTTAAATAAACATCCCCTTGGTCATCTAATCTCAATACTGGATCTGTTGTCAATCCAGCAGAAAGTCCTAGATCAAAATACTGCTTAGTTGTGTGTAGGAAAGTTCTATCTGCATCAGTATTATCAAATGTAGATGCTCCGCCATCAAATGTTAATAGTGATGCAGTAATTTCAAGTTCATCACTGGTTACAGATCTGATAGTATCAACCGAATAGAAATCTAGGGATGTAGTTGAGAGTTGTAATGTATTATTATTGTCATTATAAAAGTATAAAATATTTTCATTTGATCCAGGTGAAAGCTCTGGAATAATATAAGTATTTTGATCGACATCTTTTACACCACCAAGAGATCCCCAGTTAGCGCCATCATAACCTTCAAATTGAGATGTGGTTGTACTAAAACGCAATGATCCTGCAATTGGAACTCCCCTATCCGTATCTGGACCAGAAGGAACCGCCAAAGTAGTTCCAGAATCAATGATAACTTTCTTTCCAGAATTTGGTCTTATAACAAAATCATTAGATTCCGTGCTTAACACATTATCTAAAAATCTCAACTCAGATGAAATAACCAATGGAACATCTTTATCTGGTCCTATTCTAAATTCTGCACAATCTTCAATTGTTATTGGAGCAACAGAAAGACTATACCATGTTAATTCTGCAGTTCCATTGATAGCAGCACCACTTATGTGAGTTGGTTCATTACCACTGGTGGCAGTTGTTCCACTATATGTAACAACATATAAATTATTTCTATATGCAATATATTCTCCAACCGTAACTGGAGTATTTGCAGCCCAGTTTGTAAAAGATGGCGCATTAATATTACTAGATTTAATTTTTTTAACAGATCTAAAATCTAGATGAGATGTAGTCAATCTAATGGTATTAACATTATCGTTATAAAACCAAAAAGTATTATCGTTTGATCCAACAGACTCTTCGGCTAGAACATAAGTATTTCCATCAAGATCTCTAATTCCACCAAGAGAAGACCAGGAATTTGTGGATGATGTGTAACCTTCATATTGATTTGTATCTGTATTAAATCTAATAGCACCATCCTCAACAACCAAAGCAGATGGTCTATCGTTTGTTCCGCCAGATGGAATTACAATAGCAGTATTTGAATCAACTTTAACTGTTCTAGTTGGAGATGGTCTCAGTGTAATATTTCTAAGAGATGAAGTGGATATAACAGATTCTGTAATGGTTAGAATGTTATTAATTACTAAAGAATCGGAAGATTTAAATTTTCCAGAAGTTTCTATATCTCCATTCGATTTGATCTCTGCATTATCATTAACTAATAAACGATTTGTTGAGAAATTAATAAGTGTCGAAGAGGAAATGTTTAATGTATTTCCTGATGATGATAATGAAGATGATGTTAAGGATCCAAATGTTCCGCTAGTTGATTGTAAATTATCTATTTCTCCATCAGAAATTAGACATGATTCGGATCTCAAATCCTCACATGTAATTCTTCCTTCTGAAATATCATTAAAAATAATATCACTTGAAACTAAATTATCTACTACACATGTAAATCCACTGCCAAAAACTCTTGGGTTATTTGGACTAATTGTAATTTCAGATTCAAGACCATCAGATCCACCCATATCTGGATGAACCTCGCAGTAATAATATAGAGTAGTTGGTGTATCTTCTGTTACTTTTAAACTGAGTGAAGTTGCGGTTCTTTCTATCCCAGTGGAATATTGAACACCAGAAAAACTTAGTACACATGAACCTCCAGTTAGAGGCAATTCAGTTAAAGTTAATTGAGTTGGACTATCAACAGATTCTACAGTAACGCTAGCAGATAAAGATGCTGTTCCAGAAACAACAGTTACCGACATTCCAACTAAAATGTTGGACGTATCTATTACAGTGAAAGATCTAATACCAGTATCTAAAATAGCATTTACATTTTCTATCAGGCTGGGTGAATATCTGCCATCCTTAAATTTAGATAAAGAAAACTGATGTGATGCTAGTGATGGATCGCTTAGATCAAATGTATATGTATCTCCAAGATAAAAAGTTAGATTTGGTGTTACTTGTGGACCAGATCCAGTATCGATAAAAAACCTATCTGTAGTTGGTGCTGTATCTATAATGAACGTTGTTGATGTTCCTAGTTTTACAATTGTATCACCAGATTGAAAATTGGAATCTGGAACAATGAGTGAAACTATATTTCCACTTTGATCGGTATAAATTTTATATATTTCCGATCCAGCTCCTCCAGATCCTTGAACTTCTATTAGACTTCCTACTTCTAATCCAGATGAAGCTTGATTTATATTTCCAATTAAAGTTATTTCTTGACATAACAAAGATGTAACTTCATACGTTATTGGGGAAGATAAATCAAATGGACTAATACTCAAAATATCTCCCTGTACATATCCAACTCCAGTATTGTCTGGATCTATTGCAATAGATTCAATAGATCCTACTTTATTGATAGTATATGACCATCCAGTTCCAGGTCCATATGGTGGATTAAATTGTAATGTTACAGAACCACCAGAAGTTGGATCAGCACTTAATACAACAGTTGTTCCAGAAGCGGAAACCACTGTTGTTGATTGTGGCAAAGATCCAGATCCAGAAGTAACAGTAACAAAAGATCCAGGTGAAATTCCTGTTGCATCAGAAACTACAATTTCTCTCGGATTCGGGGGAACAAAATCTAAGACAGCACTACCATCAAAATCTGGATTTCTATCCATGGTAATTGAAGTTGGTCCATTTATACTAGAAACTGTTGTTCCACTAACAACTGCCCCAGGACCAGTAACATTTTGTATTATGTAACCTGGAGAAATTCCAGCAGTACTACTAACAGTTATTGTTGGACTAGCAGCTGTTAATGATGCTGATATATTTCGAACTGCTGCTGATAGAGTTGATGTTATACCAGAAACACTTCCAGGTAAAGTTAAAACATCCGAAACTGAATACCCAGTTCCTCTGGTGAAAAATTCAAATGAATTTAAAACTCCTGGTTGATTTGTGATTCTAAACTGAAATCCAGATCCACCACCAATAGTTGCAGATAAAACATCATTTTCTAAATATCCACTTCCAGAATATGTTATGCTTAAATTTTCAATCTCCCCAGGAATACTAGTAACATTTATAGCAGCTCCGCTCCCAGAATCTGCATTCAGAGTTAATGATGATCCAAAAAATTGATTGAATGTGAAAAAGAAAAGATTGTCAGTTGCTGGAATCAATGGAACATTAAAAATTACTTTTCTTTCTGTGTCTCCAGGAGATATATTTGATGCGTAGTCAGAAAAATTATTATAAGTAATACCATTGACTACATAGGTGACGCCATCTAAAGATCCAAGAGCGGAATTTGTATCATCTAATATAGTTCCTATACAGAGAGGATAATTATCATTTGAAGAATCTACCTGATTAAATTCATATGTTTTTCCGTATATTAATGATATACCACCTGGGTATGAATTTCCATTTAAATTGAATATACCTGTTTGAACAGTAATATCAATATTTTGAATGCCTGCTTGAAATAACGATACACCAAGGACATTGGTGTTACTATATCCAACTCCAGAACTAGTAATATTCAAACTAGTTATAATACCATTAAATATATCGATATTTGCTCTTGCTCCAGATCCAGAACCACCTGTTAAAGGAATATCTATAAAAGTTCCATCTGGATATGAAGATCCACCGCTAGAAATGAAAGCAGATAAAGAAGAAACTGTAATATCCGCTTGCGCTCCAGTTCCACTCCCACCAGTTAATGGAACATTTGTAAATGTTCCAGCGGTGTAATTGGATCCTATCTGAATAATTGATCCGACGATTGAATCTATCGTGAAGTTAATAGAAGCCCCAGATCCAGACCCTCCATTCAGAAGAATATTATTAAATGTTCCAGAAAAATAACCTGTTCCCAGTGTGGATGTTCCACTAAATTCAACTACTTCGATATCAGCGAGAGCTCCAGTTCCACTTCCTCCTATTAAAGTAATATTTTGATATAAACCTGGATCATAATTTGATCCAGAATTTGTAATAAGAAGAGAATCTTGATCTGTAGATATAGATCTTTTAGTTAAAATAAGATCTTGATAATATGAAACATTATCTGTATTATATTGAAATATATTTTTGTTTCCACTAACAAATCCCATTGTGTTGAGACCTGGCCTGTATATGCCAACACTTGCGTCATTTACAAATGATAAACTTGGTTGCGTTTTACTACCATCACCGAGTTTTAAATTGCCAGTAGATAAATCACTACCACCTTCGGTAATAGTAAATATCTGCTGTCCGATCTGATTAATTTTTGTCCTTTGCTGTTCAAAGGTATCGGTTCTAGCGACATTAATTGCTGGCATTTTTGATTAACTCTCGCAGTAGGAATTTGAGCTCAGAAACTTCATTCTTCAACATATTTATGTCTTCGAGCGCGGAATTGAGATGTTTTTGTTTACGTCTTGCTTCTATGGCAGAATCGTCTTGATTCAAGATAGCACCTGTGTTTTGGTCTCTTACGAGACCATCGTGACCCTTTACTTTTATATAACTCATATGCGGAATTAGAAACCAGCAACTGCACGAATGTCTTGAATCTTTGGAACATATGCTGGATCTGCAGACTTCATTACTATCTTGATGGCAAATGATGAGAATTCTGGAAGATCCGAAACACTATATTTTAAATCTTGATACGATGATTGCTTTTCAACAACACTAGAAATAGTATTCTCTGGAGTTGCAATTTCCGCAGAATCTGGTTTTCCAGTTTCATTAAAATAAACCCAATCGATATCATCGAGATTTTCTTGACTCGATGCTCTTTTGTACTTATAAAGAACTTCAATGTTTGAAATATCTTTAGTGTTAGCAGTTAGATGAACGTCAATAGCGACAGCAGGATTTGTAATTACAATTTCCTTAGTAATATATTTTGCAATAGATGATCCATTCTTGGATGTATTTTCTGGAACATAATCAAATCCATTTGCATATTCAATATGACCAATCTCAAGAAGTCTTGCTTCATCATCTGGTTGATTTGGATATTTGACAATATCACCAACTCTAAAGATATCAGTTAATTGATCATTAACATCAGCATTTCTATTAAATGCAACACTATCAACAATTCTGCCAGTAAAATCATTGTCAATTGGTTGAGAATCAATTCTTAAGGTTAATTGCTGTGTTTTATTATTCCAGATAACAGTTTTGCCAGTAATAATATTTTCATATGTCTCTAAAATATTTGATGGATTTCTGGACACAATAGTAGCAGCATCATCAATCTCAAAGAAAACTTGCGATGGGTTGGTATCAACTGTAACATTTGTTAATCCAAGTTGATTTCCTAGAGTCACAGTTTCTCCAATTTGGAATAAAGTAGATGTCTTGATCCTTACCCAAACTTTTGATCCTTCAACTTTAGAAATAACACCAACCGATTTAGACGCTAAACCTTTAATTGGTTGATCATTTTGAATTTCCACGCCAGCACCAGCAAGACTAAATTGATATACTGAGTAGAAAGTAATGATTTGATCTCTTCTTCCAAATCTATCTTCCTGACCATTGGCATTTTCTACTCTATTGGAAACTGCTTTTACACTGCAACTTGATAGATCAATCACAGGCGATAAGTAAGAAACGCTAGATGAAAGAACCATCTTATACTCAAGTGATCGATCAATATCATTTAAAGTTTCATTAATATCTGAAGCAATCACTTTCTGGTTTGAGAAATAATGTGGTTCATTTAGGAATGTCTTTTCATAATCTGTTTGTGAGTATGAAACATAATTAGATGTATTTGAATCCACAGGAACAATATTAGTTGTTTTAACTGTCGATTCGATTTTTGTCCCAGTAAAAGAAAGATATTGAACTTGTGGATATAGAGTTTCAAACTTTCTATTGTAAGATGCATAAACTTTGCTTCCTCCACCAAATGCATTTCCAGAAGCTTTGATTGGTGAAGTAATATTATAAGTATCAACACCACAATTGCTTATCTTAAATAATCGTGTATTCAATACTTCGGCAGTAACACCGCCAGTTTCTAATGCACTTCTATAGAAGACATAAGAATCTCCTCCATCTTCAAAACCATTATCTCTGTGATAGACTTTTACTATTTGGTTATTGTTTCTAAAGAGTTTTGATGTTGCATTTGTGTTTGCTGTAGCATTAGTTTCAAATGGATTTTTATCTAATAATTCATATCCAAGACTCTCATTCTTAAGGACTAACTCAGCATCTCTCTCAATTGAGAACTCTGCTCTGTATAGTCTAAATTTGAGATCTTCAAAGTTATCTTCTGTCCAGTTATCAACATTTTGTGATCTATAAACAGAACCAAGTGAAGGTTGTGTTGTGATTACTGTACTTGTTGAGATATCAATCTCCCCAAGTCTCGACGCCCACAACTCATAATCAACAGAATCTGTTTCTACTGCCATTGCGTAATCTGTATCATTTTGTAGATAAACTGGATGTTCGAAAGCAAAATGGGTTGGAACAGTTGAGTTCGTAACGCCCTCATTATCGACCGCTACGCCCATTCTAACCGCAGGTGTATCAATCTCTACAAAAGTCTCTAACTCACATCCTCCAGCGCCATTTCCGATGCCTCTGATCACAACTGAAGGTGGTTCTGTATAACCAAATCCATTTAGAGAAATCTCTGCATTGTAAATTTTGCCATCTGAAATTTCAACACGAGCACTAGCAACAGATCCTCCAGGTAATTGAGGACTCTCTATAGTTAAAACTGCGCTATCATAATTTTGTCCTGGATTCTTTACTCTAATTCCAGAAACCTTGCCACTATCTTTTGCAATGGTTAATTTTAATTGAGAACCATTGGAAGCGTTTGAAGAAGTTACTGATGGTATGATCAGGTCTTCATTGGGTCTAAAAGAACGACCATTGTGATTTGAAAGAACAAGAGTATAAACTTGCTCATTTGTTAAAGAATATTTTCCAGTTGAAGATGGAACTAATTCGATACCATTCTTATCAATAATTTTTTCAATAGGACCACTTGAAGCAGAACTTGCTCCAGTTACAAACTCTCCTTTTGTTACAGAAACATTACCATTAGTAAAACACTTCAGAAGTGTAAATGGGGATAGTATTTTCTCTGTTCCTGGAATAATATTTTTTCCTGGTTTATCCGAATCTACATTCGTCAAATAAACTTTTACTGGAATCTTTGAGCTCTTCTTGCTGAAGAAAAGATCCACACCAGTAACAAATAATCCTCCATCATAATTTTCAATTTTGAATGTTTGAGCTAATGGATTTGGTCTTACTGGATTATCAGTGTTACTATCGACAAATTGAACCCCCTCATTTGCTTTAAAGAATGATGGTTTTGTTGAAACAATTCCAGATGGATTTTCTGGAAGAATTCCAGTTACATAATACTTAACCTCAGCATAAGTGTCTACTGTGAGTTTATCGGCATCTGTAGAACTTGATGTAAATCTAAATGTTTGTATTCCAGTGGTGACTCTAATTTCTTCCGCAGAAGTGTCATAATCAACAGTATTCACATCTCCAGTCCAAACTGCATTTTCTCTTGGTGGAAGACCAGCAGGTAAAAGAATTAATCCACTAGCATTTCCATTTTCATCTGTTGTAACAGAACCATTGAATGCTGATAAAGAGTTGCCCGCAATTCCAGTAAATCTTAAATCTGGATTGACCCAACGATTAATATTTCTTCCTTCTAAGAAAATGGAAATATTTGTATTTGGTTTTAGTCTTCTAACAACAAATTTAATCGGGATGCTTCTTGCAAAAAACTGAAGGGCAGTTGAAACTGAACTACCACGAACCGTCTTTGTTTGAATTCCTTTACCAACCTCATTATTTTGAGGACTGATATTTGAAGAACTTGAAACAGATGCTAAATCAACAGAAGATGCTGATCTCTCGGTGACATTTTCTCCAAGTGAATTGATCGCTGTGAATGATGTATTTGCTCCAATCCAATTTATAATAAATGAATTGTAGATACTTGATAAACTCTCTTTAACATTATCCTTGGCAATAAAAATCTTATAAAGATCGGTGTTTGTATCAACAACAACTGGTTCTATACTATCATCATACCATTGATCAATACTTGGTGAAATTTGTGCGTCTCCAACATACTGGAGAACAACAAATGGATTTGGGTTAAGAGTTTTTGATGCAAAACTATTACCAAGCAATTCCAAATTGCTATATGGTAGAGTGATGATATCTCCAGATTTTTGGTATCCAGAAACAACTCTTTGATCTTCCCTGACATTGACTTCTTTCAGAGCAAAAGAATTTTCTTTTGACTGGGGACGAAGAACAGATTGCTGACTATCAATAGCACATTGATAGTCTAATGATATAAGATTTCCAGTTCTATGTGATTCAAAATTATCCACAAAAAATCCTGACTTGAATCTATCAAATCCAATATCATCCTTGACTTGCATATTGAGAGCTTGTTGCTCTAAAATGCTGAGTGATGTGTAGTACTCAAGTCTCTCTATACGCTTTTCCAGTTTTCCAATATCTCTCATCGTATATCTACGATTATCCACTGGAGTTACTCTTACATCTTTGCTACTTAGTGTAAATGCTGGAATATAAACATAGAAAAGTGGAATAGCATCATCGATCAAATCTGGTTTTGTTGGATTTAATGATGAGTTGCCTTCTTTAACAATAAACTCACCTTTCTTATTGAGGAAGACTCCATCTATTCTATCGAGATATTGAACCTGACTAAACGAAATGGTATATTCTAAATTGCTATCAGAAGCAGGGGAACTAGCAACGACAGATCCTGGACCAGAGAAGCTTCCATTTACTTGTGAAAGCGAAGAAGTATCCTGGAATCCAGCGATAATCTTATTGCTATCAACCTTTGGTCTAAAATCAATAACATTCTTAAGATTTACAATTCCATGCACAGTTGAATTAAATGTAGGAATTTCATCTTCTGTTACACCAGCTTCGTGGAGGTAACTATCAATTACACAGAAATCACCCTGAGACTGCTCAAAATAATCAAAAGCAATCACTAGCTGCCCAGAAGTTGGGGCATATCCTGGTTTTAGAACAATTCTTGATACATCATAAATCGTATCTCTCTGTCCGTTATCAAATGTAAATCTATCGGTTACATCTGTTCCAGTGATTAAATTGCCAGCGGTATCAATTTCTGGGGGTTGTGCGCTGGTTCCTTCATAAACATATCTTAACTTATATGCATCAGAATATGAAAGAATCTCAACAACCTCACTATCATAGTCTGTTCCTCTAAACGGAACAACTCTATCTCCAGATGATGAAACAACAATTCTCTTATTCTTGATTGCTGTCTTTAATCTTGGTTTTGCTTTTGTAACTTCTAGAGTTGCTGTGAGTTTTAATTTGGGGAACGTTCCATTATTGGGAATAACTCCAAAATAATCTGATGGAAGTTCTAGACTGATAGAACCAGAAGTTAATCCACTTGCCGTATCAGTAGAGGATGAAATAGTGACAGCATCACTTTCAACATAAACGATATCACCAATATCAATATTTGGTGCATCTCCTGGATCCAATACAGTAATAATATAATTTGATTCTGAGAATGAAACGAATCTTTGGGTTCCAAATGCTAACTGAGCAGCAAATGTAATAGTACCACCAGATGTTGAAGCTGTTGTAACAAAATCTCTTCTGAAAAAGTATTTGATCTTGGTATCTTCCGAACCAGCAGAGATCTGCTTAATTTGCTTACTGCCAGTTGGGAAAATTAAAGAACCAGAATTTGAATTTTGTACTCTTGGGCGTAGTCTTACGATACTAGTATTTGTTACATCACCTGGAAGTGCGGTATCCAAATAAACTCTAGTTTTATATGTTCCCTCTCTTGAAGTTGCATATTGGACAGATGCTCTGACTAAGTTGTTATTAACGTCAGAGAATTGAACAATATCTCCTTGTTGTAACAAAGTAGTAGCGTCAGCATTGAAACTGGTTGATTCAATAAACTTATATCCTTTAGAACCAAAGAATGTAAATTCTGTTACCGATTTAATCTCCGCATATTCCTGATCATCAACTACAACATCTGCGGTAAATGTATTTGCATTACCAGAACCGTATTGGCAACTAACTGATTTTACATTTTGCGGGTTGTATGTTGTAACTGTATTTCTAAACAAAACAGGAATAACAGCAGCTGCTGCCGCTGGTTCAGCGGTTCCTGATGGATTTAAAACTGTAACAGCTGGTGGTTGGGCATACTCATTTCTAAATGCACTTCTGTTGTTTATGGTGACTTTATAAATTCTCCCATCGCCAGCACGAGAAAGTTGAATTACTGATGGATCATACTCTACTCCATTGATAAGTAGTTTTGCTCCATCAGCATATCCAAGACCTCTGTTCTGAACAATAAAATGCGATACAGTATTTTCGGTTGCAATCTTTGCTGTGTTGCCCAATTCATCTCTAATAGTTTCGCCAGAAGAAAATCTACCAGATAAAGTCTTTACAAATAAAATATTATTTGTTGAATAAACTCCATTTGCTGGACCTTCAACGACTCCATATGCTCCGCTCTCTAAACCAAATACGTACTTACCTTGAGTAAATGATCCAGTTTCAACTGGTTTATTTTCAAGAAGAATTCTGGTATAAAACTCGGGATCAAAATAAGACAATCCAAACACAGAATTATACGAAGATGTTCCATCTGCCAATCTTCCTTTGGAAA